ATCTCTTGATGCTCTTTCTGATTCTATCTTTAACTGAGAAAAAATCTTACGAGTTTCAAATTGAGCTTCCATACCTTCAAATGGAATACCATTTTGTTGTAGGTAAGTGTGCCATCCTAAAACTCCTAATCCTAATGCTCTACCCTTTTCAGCAGATGCAACAGAATTTTCAAATCCTCTCATGTTTTTAGCCTTTTGGATAAATTCAGAAAGTACTCCATCTAAGAACATAGTTGCAGTATAAACCAAGTCAGTATCTCTCCACTCATTGTATTTAGCAAGATTTACTGATGATAAACAACAAACAAATGAATGGTTCTCATCGGTGTGTAAAGTAATCTCAGAACATATGTTTGTCATATGAACTTTCAATCCATTTTTTTTGTACATATCAGGATTAGCTTTATTGATATTCCCTTTGTACATGATGTATGGTTCACCAGTTGCTTTTCTTTTTTGTAGTAGTTTTCCCCACTTTCTTCTTGCATCAGGTTCACCTTGTTCAAGTTTTCTCATAAACTTATCACCTACAACTGCACATTGGTGTAGATTAAGTGATTGTCTATTTACATCTCCTTTAGGTTCTCTGATTTCTAACCACTCTTCGAAATCTTCGTGGTCAACATTAAGGTTAACTGAAGCAGCTCCCCTTCTTACTGAACCTTGGTTGGTTGCAAGTATCGTAGAATCATATATTTTACAAAATGGTACAACACCATCAGATGTTCCATTACCTGTAATAGTAGCTCCTGCTGGTCTAATTTGATTTACACCAATACCAACACCACCACCATGTTTTGCAAGTAACATTAATTCTAAGTTTTTATTTCCGATATCATAAATGGAATCGGCAACATCAATACCAAAACAAGATATAGGTAATCCTCTATCAGTACCAGTATTTGAAAGAACTGGTGTTGCAAGATTTAACCAACCTCTCCAAATGTAATCAAAAAATTTGGTTGCCAATTGTGGTTTACCCAATCTTTGTGCTACTTTAGTTGCAACTCTCCAATAGGCATCTTTTGGCTTTTCACCTTCTAACAAATATCCTTTAGATATAGTTTTAACATATATCTCTGTATTTGCCCATGATGGAAAATCCACATCAAGTTCCCAATCTAATTCTTCTCCGTAATTTACTTTTGCCATTTTATAATAATTTTATTTGTGAAGAATTTCCATAGTTACCAAAAATTTCTTCATCTTTATTTATATCTTTTATTGCTATACCTGTTTTACTATCAACTGTTCCTTTTTCGTATTTTGTATTCAATAAACATAGTGGTTCTGTAAATAGAAAATTACAATCTTTCGTTAATTTAAAACTAACGTCAGAATCATCATTAATTATTTCACTACCAAATGAACGAAGTATATATTGTAATACTTCTATTGGAAGTTTTTTCGCTTCACTAAATTTTATTTTATACCAACCAGTTTCTCCTTTCCATTTTGGAAAAACTTCTTCTCCTTTTTTTATGTTTACAAGGGCAAATAAACCTACACCTTGAATTTTACTTACTCTTAAATAACTTTTAATGGAATTATTTAAATAATCAAATAATTGCATTTATTTTCTTTTTTTGAAATTGACCACCAATAAAGTATGACCAATTACATATATGTCCTTTTTCTATTAGTTTTGGATATGTTTTTCTATGATTTGAATTAATTTCAAAATAATGTGAATGTAAATCTTTGGCATCTCTTAACGCGAAATAACTAAAAACTGATAATACACAATTTTCATTTGAAATTAGTTTTGCATAATCTTCAAACTTAAAATAATTAGAATCATCATAAGTATCCATAAAGATACCATCAAATTTAACTTCTAAGGTTGGAATTATATCTACCCAATCTCCAAAATATAAATAAACATTATCCTTTCCATCAGCCCATTTCTGAGCTTTTTCAAAAATCTGTGGATTTGATTCAATACAATGATAATTTCCAATCTTATTATAGATTGCATTGGCACTATATCCTAATCCAAATCCAACATCTAATACATTTCCATTATTTTGTGTAACTATATTAGAATAAAATTCCATTAATTCTTTGGATACTATATCCATTACAATTTTAGAATCATCATCTTTATACGATATTCTCGTATCTGTTATTATAACCTTTTTATTTTTCATTTATTTTAAAATAAATCTCCCCAATCTTCTCCTTCGTTTGCCTTACTATAATCAGTAGGTCTAACTGCAAAGAAATCAGTATGAGTTAATCCGCCAGTTAAATGGTAGAACCATTCTAATTTTTCAGCCTTCGTTTTATCGAATTCATGACTGGCTTCATATCCTAATTCTTGTAACTTTGTATTTGTTCTTGCTTTAATAAATTCTTTTAAATCTTCTTTTTCAAGATTTTCCAAATCTCCTTGTTCAAAAATCATATCAATGAAGTTTGTTTCTAATTGTACAATTAGTTTTGAGGCTTCTTCAATTGATTCTTTACACTCTTCTAATAATGTAGGATATTCATTACACATATCTCTGAATAATTGACAACCCATTTTAGAATGTAGAGATTCATCTCTTACACTCCATTTCATTTGTTGTCCGATACCTTTTAATAGATTTCTCATTTGGAATGAGTAGAGTACTGCAAATGAAGAGTATAGAGATACTCCCTCACTAAATGCAGAAAAAATTGCTAAACTTCTACCAACTTCTTTTCTTGCTTGTGCATTTGTTGCCAAATCTGTATGTTTCCAATTGTTAGTAGTAGCAGTAAGGAGTTCAAATTTCTCAGCAACTGCAGGTTCGTGCAAAAACGCTGAGAAATCATCTAATCCTAATGTTTCATTTAAGTATGAATATGCAGTAGCATGAATTGTTTCTTGTGAACCAAACATCATTGCCATCTGTCTTATCTCGTGTTTAGGAAACCAATCGGTAACCATATTAGTCCAATAATCAGATACTGCACACTCAGTTTGAGCAAACCCCAAAAGAATGTTACCAACTAAGTTTTTCTCAGCATCGGTTAATCTTTCATTCCAATCCTTAACATCACCTTGCATTGGGATTTCTGTGTGTAACCAAAATGCTTGTGCTTGTTTCAACCAACCTTCTGTATAGTAAGATGGGTATTCGAATGGTTTGAATGGAATTCTTTCTGTGAATAGTTTGCTCATAGTAATTTAATTATTTTGATTCTTCTACTGAAGCTTTTCTATAATCTGTTACTAATTTTTTAACTTCACCAATTGCTTTTCTTGCTCTTGATTTAGCTGCTTTAGAACCACCGTTGTGTTCTGATTCGAATTGAACAAATAAGTCTTTAATCTGTTCAAATAATTCTTGTGAATTTGCCATAAAATTTATTTTTTTTTTTTAATTTGTGTTAAGTGACCAAACCAATGGTCGTGTTTATAATTATAATATATATTGAAAAACGAAATGATTTTTTTGTTATTTTTTTAAGTTATCCATTTTTATACATAATTATTTTTTTTAAATTCGTCTGTTATAATTTTTTTGATAGGGTTATCCCATATTTTCTACATACTTCTTATGTAAAAGTTTCTTTGTTTCCAACTGCCCACTTGCAGATTGTTTTGTTGCAATTACACCATCTGGTGAATTACCATCATATACTTCAATGTAACCTGTATTCGTATTCATCTTACATGGAAAAGTAATTCCATCTGGTCCAAATCTGTTCTTCATAATATGGGCTCTTGCAGTATCATTCAATTTATCTTTTGATTTTCTACTCCAACTCATAATAAAATCAGCATTCATTACTTTTGCATAAGAATCTGCTATTTTATCTGCTTCAATTACTTCCGAATCAATAGCAGAACGATTAGTTTGTGATGCTGTCCATATTGGGATTTCTAAATGTCCACCCATACCACGAAGGTCAATATAAACACCACCTTGTTCTGCATAAGTTGAATCAGTTTTGTTTGAATCTGATAATAGTAAATCTGCATAATCTACAATGATTAAATCTGGTTTGTTACCAGTAACTATCATTTTTTCAATATGTTGATTAAGTTTCTTAACAGAAACACCCTTTGGTGGGAAATATTTAATAAGTAATTTACCTTGAAGTGATTCTATTTTAGATTTAACTTGGTCTTTCTTCTCTTTTAAATCAGTTGAAGGTATTTGAGTAAATACAGTATCATATCTAGCACCAACATAATGTTCTGATAATTCCATAGAGTAATGAACCACACTTAAACCTCGTCTAACTGCATCTGCACCAAGTGCAGTAAGTATCCATGTTTTACCTACACCAGAAGGAGCAACGATTACACCAAGTTCTCCTGGTCCTAATCCTCCATCCATTAAATCGTTTATAGGTTTCCAATTAGTTGGAACAGTTGAACGATTTAAATCTTCCATTCTTAAATCAAAATCGTTTTTGTAATCCAACCCCAAATCGGTATCATTACCAACTTTCATTGCAGTATCTACTAACTCTTTGATTCTATCGTAAGAACCAGCTTGTAGTAAATCAACTGAACGTAGAATTACTCCTTTTAGATTTTGATTTATACAAAAATCTTTAAATTCATTTTTAATATACTCTAAATCTATAACACCAATCTGTGTATGGACATGCTTTAATTGGTCTACCACAGTTTTCTTTAGGATATCATTATCCACTTTTGATAATTGTGATTTGAATACATCTAATGTAGGAGGCTTTTTATACTGAGTATGATAATCAAGTATCTCTGATATAATCCACTTGTTAGCATCGTTCTCAAAGAACTTAGGAGTAGTTATTTCTCCGATTGTATCGAGAAACTTACCATCAGTAAGAAGTGCTGAAACTACTTTACTCTGAAAGGATTGTCCATATTTTGATAAAGTATCTACTTTTTGTTCTTGCATTGATTGATTTTAAAACTTATACAAATATACGAAATTTATTTTTAATATCCAAATTAATCAGTTATTATTCCACCAAAAGTTCTTTTTAACCAATCGTTTAAATCACCAAAGTTGTTTACTACTTTATACTTTAATAAAATTTTCATAAAATTCATTTTGTTTAAAGTTTTAACTTCTTCGTTAAATCTATCCAATATTTTCATTTTGATGTTACCACTAATATCAACATCTTTCAATTGCATTAGTTTCTCATTCATAATAATCTGATTTTTTGATTTTAAAACATCATTGTATATTTTAATTTTTCCTTTAGTTTCTTCAACCTTTTGTTCGGTTAGAGCAAAAAACTCATCAAGTGTTATTTCTTTTTCAGATGTAACTTCAGGATATCTTTTTAAAATAGTTTTAATACCACACCCATATACACCAGGTATATTATCAGAAGTATCACCATCAAGAACTCTATATAATAGTAAATTATTAGGGTCCATTCCAAATTCTTCCTTAATTCTATTTATATTGTAAATTTTCTTTTTGGTAGGTGACCAAACGATAGTTTTATCATTAACTAATTGAAGGAAATCCTTATCAGTTGACATAATCACCGCTTGTTCATCTTCCTTTAAAAGATGTGTAGTTATATAAGCCATAGTATCATCAGCTTCTACACCATCATATATCATGGTAGTTGTAGGTAAATAATCTAACAATTCCATTAACCAAACATACTGTCTTTTCATTGATTCACGCTCTTCTTCGTCGTTCATCATTTCATTGTAAGCTCGATTCATTCTTAGTTTACTTTTTGCTCTATTTGCTTTATATTCACTATAAATTTTCTTTCGCATTTTAGAACCACCTTGACCATCAAATGCTACAATAACACGAGTCGGTTGAGTTTGTCTGATTGCATAACCAATAGATTTTAAAGTACCAGTTACACCACCGACATGGTCTCCATCATCATTCAGAGTAGGAGTTGAAGTCCAACATCTGATAAATGTGTTTAACCCGTCAATGATTAGTACACGAGAATTTTTTTGTTTTTCGATATTCTGGTCTCTATCTTTATCAACCGAATCTAAAATGTTTTTGTAGAGTTCTTTCATATAACTTCTTTTAAATCTTCTTCAAAGTAATCTTCTAAGGCATTCAATCTATCATCTGCATCTACTAAATTAATCAGAGCTTCCTCTGCATTTTTGTAGAAATCTTCTGTAGAATGGTCACCAATTCCAACTGCTTTGTTTCCAAGAAGGTCTAAAGAAAGTAGAGCCTTGGCTTTATCAGCCGTGGCACTACTTTTTAGCATTGTGTATAATTTCTTATTCATAATTATTTATTCTGGAATTAAATTAGGGTCATGTGTTAAAGAATCTATATCTTTAGTATCTGTTTTATATTGTAAGATTGATTCTTCACATATTTTTTTGTAAATCTGTTCTCTGATTACATCTCTATCTTCCATAATATCTATAAAATCTTTAGATTGGAATTTAAGTTCTTCACCAGTTTCAGTATCCACATAAGAATACCATGCACCTGCTTGTTTTACCAATTTGTTTTCTTTCATTACCTTTAACCACGAACCGTAGTTATCGATACCTCTGTCAAAGTAAATTTCAAAATCAGCTGCTCTCAATGGAGGGCCCATTCTGTTTTTTACTACTTGACATCTTACTTTCATACCAACTGTCCTATCGTTGCCATTTACCTTTTGTTTGATTTGTCCCATACCTTTCAACCTCAATCTTACAGATGCGTGAAAAGCAAGAGCTTTTCCACCACTTGTAGTCCATGGGTCTCCGAATGGCATAGCATTCATCTTTTGTCTAAGTTGGTTTGTGAATACCAATGAAATTTTCTGTCTACCAATCATATTGGTAATTTTTCTCATTGCTTTCGAGATAATAATTGCTTTATCAGTAGCATATCCATCTTTACCATAATCAGCTGCTAGTTCTGTTTTGGTTGATGCTGCTGCAACTGAATCTACTACAATAGTTACTAATTTATCTTTAGAAGTTTCACGAACTTTTTCAATAATAGTTTCTGTAAAATCGAAAATCTGTTCAACCGAATCTGCTGATACATAAAGTAATTTAGAAACATCAACACCGATTGCTTCTAAAAATTCTCTACTTACTGCAGTTTCAGTATCTATTAGAACTGCAACACCACCTAACTTTTGTGTTTCCGCAAGGAGGTGTGCTGATACTAATGATTTTCCACTTTGTTCTAAACCTGTTATTTCTGTAATTCTACCAACTGGTAATCCACCATAAGGACGATTTGAAATAGCCACATCCAACATTGCACATCCAGTTGATACCCAACCCTCTACGTTAGTAGGAGCGTCATTACCATCAAGGAAAAATGCTACTTTGGAATCTTTCGATTGTTTGTTTAGCTCAGTTGCCAGAATATCTGCCAAGTCAAGCTCTTTTACTGCTTTCTTTTTCGCCATGTAATTTGATTTTAGTTGTTAAATAAGTCATCAAATGCAGCTGCAACATCATCAGTTTTCTGAGGAGCGTTGATTTCTGCTTTTGGTGCCGTTGGTGTAGTTGGTGTAGATTGTACTGGTTTACTTTGTGATAAAGTAGACTGAGATACAGTTTCTTTTTCACCTTCCCCACTTGGATTTAACCAACCTTCTAATACTGATTTTAATTCATCATAAGATAATTCAGAATATAAATCTGTAATTTCAGTTTGTGCTTCAATAAAAGCGGCTGCTCTTGTAGCATCTTCACTCACTGGTGTTTCGTTTGGTTTAACTCTAATAGTAGTAGTTGGATAAGTAGTTCCAGCTTCTTCTGCTGATTTATACTCGATTGTTAAATCTCTACCACTTGTTGGGTCTGTAATATCTCCATAATCTGGATCAGCGATGTATCCTAAGATTTCTTGGTAAACGGTTTTTCCGAATCCCCAAAATCTTACTCCTTCGCCTTCTTCACCTCTTACAACAACAGGTACGAAAGTTCTCAACTTAGGCTCCATTGCCTTTGCTGCTTTCCAATCTTCTTTATCTCCCATTCTTTTTAGTTTATCCGCAAACTCTACAATAGGGTCTGGTCTACCAAATGATTGTGGTGATAAATAAGTTTTGTTGTTAATGTTGTAGTGAAAATACAATTCGATAAATGGGTTATCTTTGTCGAATTTGTAAGGAACAACTCTCACTTGGTGCTTACCAGGTGTTGGTTTCCATAATGAGTCTGATTTCCTTTGAGTGTTTTGTAGTTTGTTCAGTCTACTTCTGATTGCGTTAATGTCTAATGCCATGATTTTTAAATTTAATTGTTAATTATTAATGTTTTAAGTTTAAGTTTTGAGTGCTAAACTAACAACACTCGGTGTATATATAAGTATAAGATTTACCGATTTTCTTACACTTTTTTTGTTAAAGTTATTAACATTTATT